CGACCAACCAAAACCAACTCCCCAGTTCCACCGAGACCTGTGGAATCTATTCTGTTCGCCCGAACAGAACGTGGCAGTTGCGGCTCCTCGCGGCCATGCCAAGTCCACTGCGGGAACTCACGCCTTCAGTCTCGCAAGCCTTCTATTTGGTTCTGATGACTTCGCCCTCCTCGTGTCCGCGACCGAAGCGCTCGCCGCAGGGCATCTTGCAAATCTCACCAGAATACTTACGGACAACCATGACCTACGAACCGAATTTGGTGTACGGGTCTTGCGGGCTAACGAAACCCAACTGGTAGCGGAGGCAGGGGGTCGAGAGTTCTGCGTCGTAGGTAAGGGCGCTGAACAAGCCGTCCGTGGCCTTCTCTGGCACAACAAGCGCCCCTCCCTCATCGTCGTCGATGACTTAGAAAACGACGAAGCAGTCATGTCAAAGGAACGCCGTGAAAAACTCAGAGACTGGTTCAACAACGCCCTCCTTCCGTGTGGGGCCGATAATCTGCGAGTACGGTTCCTTGGGACAATCCTACATATGGATTCGCTACTCGAACGGCTACTTACAGACCCTGACAATGGATGGGTGGGTCGTCGCTTCCGCGCCCATAAATCGTTTGACGACTTTGGCGAAATTCTCTGGCCCGAGAAATTCACGGAGGCACGCCTTCGTCGAGAGCGGCAGCGGTACATATCGGCAGGCAACCCCTCGGGCTACTCTCAAGAGTATCTCTCTCACCCTGTTGCGGAAGCGGACGCCTACTTTCGGAAGAGCGACTTCCGTGCAATGACGGCGGCGGATCATGAAGAACCTAAGACGATGTACGCGGCGATTGACTTCTCGATTGGACAGTCCGATAAGGGCGATCCCACTGCCATTGTTGTTGGTGGAGTTAGCCCTGATGGCCTACTTCATATTGTGGAAGTTATTGCCAAGCGTCTGGACCCTCTTGAATCGATAGAAGAGATGTTCCGCCTCCAGGAACTTTACAACATCGACTTCTGGGTCGTCGAGGACGAGAATATCGCCAAGACCATCGGGCCGTTCTTGGAAGCCGAGATGCGGAAACGAGGGCGCTATCTATCGATTGAAAGGATTCGCCCCCACAAGGACAAGCAGGCTCGTGCCACTTCCATCCAAGCCCGGATGCGGGCAGGCGGCGTCCACTTCGACTGCGACGCCGAATGGTGGTTCTCGTTCTACGAAGAGATGATAAACTTCCCGCGTGGGAAGAACGACGACCGAGTTGACGCCCTGGCGTGGCTTGGCCTCTACCTCAACAAACTCTCCCCCTCTCTCACCCGCCGCGAGCTTGACGAACTGGAGTGGGAAGAGGAGATGGAAGAATCTGGAGCCTTAGATGAAGGACGCAACCCTATCACTGGGTACTAGCAGCGATGCCGCGCCCGTTGAGGTTCACCCGCGAAGAGGGGCGACACGAGGGCGCGCAGAACCGGATGTCAAGGGCGCCGAAGGCGGCGAGCGTAGCGAGCGAACCCTTGCACATCTGGGAGCGCCCGAAGTAAGCTCCTCCGTAGCGGTGAGCCGGGAGGGCGACGGCGAGCCCTACTCTCCCTACCCCACTGAAGATTGTGACGCCTGCCCTTGTGGTCTACCTATTTGGAATTGCAATCATGAGTGTTACTGACTTCGAAGATCAGGCCCCGGCTAATGCTCCGTGGAACCTTGAACACTTCATCGCGCTCGACGAGAAGTTGATGCGCTCCTCGAACCTCGTCGACCGTTTCGACGAGCATGACCTCGACACCCTCGGTGCGATGGTCAAGCAGGACTTCGACAACGACCGGGTCTCTCGCCAAGAATGGGAAGAGCGGATGCAGTTGGCTATGCGCCTAGCCCTTCAAGTCACCGAGAAGAAGACCTTCCCGTGGCCGGATGCCGCCAACGTCAAGTTCCCTCTCTTGACTATTGCCGCCCTTCAGTATCAGTCTCGCGCCTACCCCGCGCTGGTCAACGGTGGACAACCTGTCGCTGCTCGTCCGCTACAGAAAATGCCTAAGCTGACGCTGCCTACGATGCCTCCTGCCCAGCCGGGTCAACCGCCTGACCCCCAGGCGCAGCAGGCTATGCAGCAAGCCCAGCAGCAAGCTCAGCAACTCAAGGCCAAGTTCGATGCCCTGACCCAACAGGCCAACGAAATAGCCGACCACATGTCTTATCAAATCCTCGAAGAGGACGAGACCTGGGAAGAGAACCACGACAAGATGCTCTTGACCCAAGCCATCATGGGGTGCGCCTTCAAGAAGTCCTACTTCGACCCCATCCTGTGCCACAACGTTTCGGAGTTTATCTCCCCGAAGGACATCGTCGTGTCCTACTACACCAAGGACATTGAGCATGCCCCCCGCCTTACCCACATCATCTACCTCGACCCTAACGCCGTCTACGAGCGCCAAGCCCGAGGAATCTTTGCCGAGTTCAAAGAAGGTTCCCCCCGAGCCGAGCCCCGACTCCGCTACATGCTCGAAGAAGAGACCGACGACCGACAAGGAATCCGGCCTGTCGTGGCCGACCACGATGCTCCATACGAGTTGCTGGAACAACATCGCACGCTCGATTTGGACGGCGACGGCTACGCCGAACCATACATCGTCACTGTTCGCTATGATACGGCCCAAGTGCTGCGAATCGTGCCGCGTTTCACTCGCAAGGATGTTACTTTCCTACCCTCCGGAAAACTCATCCGAATCAACCCTCTGACGATGTTCACGAAGTATCCTTTCATCCCCTCGCCGGATGGTGGCTTCTATGACCTCGGATTCGGTGCTCTACTCGGGCCGCTCAATCACGCCATTGATTCCTCGCTCAACCAGATGCTCGATTCGGGAACCCTTGCCAATGCTGGAGGGGGCTTCCTTGGGCGCGGGTTCAAGAATAAGAAGGGCGAGTATCGTTTCCGCCCCGGCGAGTGGAAGACTGTTGATGGAAGTGGAGATGACATCAGGAAGAGTGTTGTTCCTCTGCCCCCTCCACCGCCTAACCAGTCGCTCTTCCAACTGCTCACCCTCCTCATCGAGTATGGACAGCAGATCGCTGGTGCGGTTGACATTCTGCAAGGTAAGAACCCAGGTCAGAATACTCCGGCTGAGACTTCCCGTGCGATGGTAGAGCAGGGCATGAAGGTGTTCAACGGCATCTTCAAGCGGACGCATCGGGCTTTCACTCAGGAGTTGCGCAAACTGTTCCGCCTGAACTGCGTGTTCCTTGACGAGAGCATGCCGTACTTCGCTCAGTCAGCCCCGCCGCAGTCTAAGGCAGCAGCGCACCTCTACAAGAATGCCGAGGTTACGATCCGCCCTAGCGCCGACCCGTTCTACATGTCGGACGCCCAACGCTACAACCAAGCCTCGTCGCTGATGCAGGCGGCAATGGCGGCTCCAGGCTACGACATCTATCAAGTCCATCGTTACTACCTTCAAGCCCTGAAGGTCCCTGACATCGACAAGTTCCTACCTGATCCTAAGGGTCCGTTCGCCGTTCCGCCTCCGCAGAACCCGAAGCTTCAGATCGAGCAACTCAAGCAACAGTCGGCTCAGGCCAAGCAGCAACTCGACTTCAAGATCAAGCTCCTCGACTTGGTCTCCAAGGCTGAGTTGCAACAAGCCCAAATCAAACTCTTGGAGGCACAAGTTGTTCAAACTCTTGCTGAGGCGAAGGGTGTGGATACTGGGCATCAGATTGCGCTTATTGAGGCGCAAATCGGAGCCGCGAAGAACAAGCAAGAGGGAACGCTGGAGGCAATCAAAATCCTCCACTCAATGATGGGTGGCAACGATAAGGAGAGCGATGGTGGCAAGGACAGTAGTGGTGGAGGAGGAGGACTGGGTGCTCTTCTCGGCGCATCCGGTGCAACAGGCGGTCAAGGCGATGCTGGAGCGGCACCTCCGGGAGTTGGAGGAGGAGGAGCTAGCCCGTTTTAGGGGTGGCGTGGGATTAGATGATCCGCATGAAGAAGCAGTTCGTAGAGCGAAGGCTATCGGTGCGCATGAGGTGTACTCTTATTTACTAACGATGGATGAAGAGGACCTATGGGACGACCAAGCATAGCGCAATGTAGAGGTAAGTTTTGCAGCAACTGTAATTTGATACTTGGTCATGCCGGAGATAGTGAGGTAGTTCTTTTAAACTGTGTGTCATATCTAGAAAGAGGAAGACATCAATGACAACGAAGTGGAAGCCGAGTGGTAACAAGGTCCTGATCTTGATGGACCCGCCCGAAACAACGACTGCGTCCGGCATCATCATTGCCGCTCCCGGTACGTTGGAAGGTCGTGCTGAGATGCAACAGATGGAAGGTACTGTGGTTGCTTTGGGGGCGCAAGCCTTCCACGACCAACCGGCAGACTGGGTCAAGGTGGGCGATAAGGTCCGCATTGCCAAGTTCGGAGGTTGGCTGTTTCAAGAAGGCGACCTGAAGAACAAGGTCAATTACCGAGTCGTTCACGACTTGGACATCATGATGGTTCTGGGGGAATGACATGGCTGATATAAAAGATGTGTTGGGTGGTGGCGGCGCCGATGAAGGTGGCGGTGACGACCACATCGTGGCGGAAGCTCGTGAGCAAGGCTGGGTCCCACTTGCCGAATGGCGCGGTGACGAAGCCGAGTGGTCCGATGCTGAGACCTTCGTCAACCGGGGCAAGCAGATCAACCCGATCCTGCGCAAGACTCTCGCCAAGAAGGATGCGGAGATTACCCGCCTTAGGCAAGAGATGACGGAGCAGGGCGCCACCGTCAAGGAAATCCGGGAGTACCTCAAGAAGGTTGAGGACAACGCGATGACCAACGCCCTCCGGCAGTTGAAGGAGCAGCGCCGGGAAGCCCTAGCCAACGGCGATGCCCTTGCCGCTGAGGACCTCCGTGATCAGATGGATGAGTTGAAAGCGGCACCTTCCTCGATCCCCGAGGTCAAGGCTCCTGCCAAGCAAGACCCTACTGTCCACCCGGACGTGCAGGAGTGGATGTCCGAGAACCCCTGGTTCGACGACCGCAAGAATCCAGAACTGGTGGAGTACGCCAACGGCGCAGCTTTATCCATTCAAGATCGGGAAATGAAGAAGCCCCAGGCCGAACGACTCACCCCCAAGCAAGTCCTGGCCGAGGTTGCCAAGAAGACTCGCAAGGTCTTCGCCAAGCAGTTCGAGGAGTTCGAATCTCCTGCCCCAGGTATGGTCGAAGGTGGTGGCGGCGGTGGCTCCTCCTTCACCCCGGCCAAGTCTGGCAAGGGCTTCAACTCTCTCCCCGCCGAAGTCAAAGCTCAGTTCGAGCGCTTCTACAAAGCGGGCTTCTATGTCGAGGGCGATAAGAAGATGGACAAGGCCAAAGCCCAGGCCGAATACTTCTCCAACTACCAGTAAGGAACCATCATGAGCAAGCAAGACCAGCACGAAGGCATCCCCACCCGTGAGGCTATCGCGCCGCAAGTACGGTCCATCACAGATCGCGAAACGGCGGGCCGTTCCCGCCGTCCGATGCTCGGCGGATCGAAGCTTGGTGTCGATTGCAGCAAACTTATGGCAAGTGGGTTATACTGCCACTGGATCAACGACTATCCCAATAGGGTGAATGAGGCCCTGGCTAACGGATACGAGTTCGTCTCCCAGAGTGAAGTCGAGATAGAGCCGGGAATGGGCGCTGCAAGCGCTGACTCCGGCGACCGAGTTAGCCGTATCGTAGGGCACACCGAACAGGGCGGGCCGCTGGTAGCCTACTTGATGAAGATCAAGCAGGAATGGAAGAACGAGAACGATGCGTTCTACCAGAAGCGGGCCGCAGCAATCGACAAGGCCATTCGAACGGGAACGACTACGCCGGTGGAAGGTGCCTACATTCCGAAAAGTGGCATCGACTACGGCTCGACGACTTCATAATTCTGGAGAATGACAATGGCAAACCCTGCCGCTCCGCATGGCCTCCAGCCGGTCCAGACCCAGGACGGAAATCCCTGGAACGGCAAGGCGAACCTGTACCACATCCAGTCGACCGACACCAAGGCTTACTACAATGGCGACATTGTTCAGTTGGTCCCTGCTGCCGGTCTGAACGGCTCCACGCAAGGTTCGGACATCAACGGTGTCCCGAACATCACCGGCTTCACCGGTTCCCAGACAGCTTGCTTGCCCATCGGCGCTATCGTCGGCGTGCAGGTTGCCCCTATCGGTGTCGGCGCTGGTCAAACTCAAGGCACCGCAGTCAACTTGAACCTCCAGTTCGTGCCAGCCGCCAAGCTGAACGACTACTACGTTTGGGTGGCGGACGATCCTTCGCTGCTATTTGAAATCCAAGGCTCGGCTTCTCTCGCGGCAGCGCAAGCTACCACGGTGGGTTCCAACGCCTCGTTCTTGCCCACGGCTCCTGCCAACACAATCGGACCTCTCTCGGCAACGGTGGTGGATACCATCGCTGTGACGGCTACCCTGCCGCTGAAGATCGTCGGAATTCCCTACCGCCCCAACGTCGCATTCGGTGTGAACATGCCGCTGTTGGTTGTCTTCAACACGCATCAGTACGGCAAGCCGTCTCCTGGCACTGTCGGCGTCTAAACCTAACCACAACGGAGAATCATCATGGCAGTTGGTGGCATCATCAATACAGGCACCCACCCCAAAGCCTTGTGGCCGGGTATCAAGGCGTGGTGGGGTCGGACCTACGCGGAGCATCCCGAAGAATGGCCGATGCTCTTCGAGCAGGACACCTCGCACCAGAACTACGAGGAAGATGTTCAGATCACCGGCTTCGGGTTGGCTCCGGTCAAGCCCGAGTCTGGCGGTACGATCTACACCTCGGAACTCCAGGGCTTCATCTCCCGCTACGTCCACCTCACGTACAGCCTCGGCTACATCGTGACGCAGGAAGAGTTGGAGGATGACCTCTACGAGAAGGTGTCCAAGCGGCGTGCTGCGAGTCTGGCATTTAGCTTCCGCCAGACCAAAGAGAACGTCGCAGCGAACATCTACAACAACGCGTTCACCACCGGCTTCAACGGCGGCGACGGAGTGAGCTTGCTGAACGTGGCTCACCCGAACACCTCGGGCGGTTCGTTCTCGAACATGCTCGCAGTGGGCGCCGACTTGTCGGAAGCGTCGCTCGAAGACCTCATCATCCAGATCATGGGTACGGCGGATGACGTGGGCAACCTCATCAACATCATGCCGCAACGCTTGATCGTTCCGCGTCAGGAATGGTTCAATGCCAACCGAATCATGAAGTCGGTGTTCCAACCGGGCACGGCCAACAATGACATCAACGTCATCAAGGCTACTGGCGCCATCCCAGGCGGCATCCACGTGAATCATTACCTCACGTCGCCGCATGCGTGGTTCCTCCGCACCAACTGCCCGGACGGCCTTAAGTCCTACACCCGTGTCCCAATCTCATTCGAGCAGGACAACGACTTCGACACCGACAACGCCAAGGCGAAGTCCCGTGAACGGTACTCGTTCTTCTGGACCGATCCTCGTGGTCTCTTCGGGTCGAACGGGCCGTAATCTGGAGAACGTCATGCCTCTGAAAAAGGGTTCATCGAAGAAGACGGTTTCTTCGAACATCTCTGAGTTCCACAAGGGCAAGACGTTCGCCAAGACGGCGAAGAAGTTCGGGAAGGCCAAGGCG